CCTCGACCTCGGTGATCGCGGCCTTGAGATCGGCCACGCTGCGGTATTCGATACTCTTGCCGTCGAAGCTCACGCGGTGCTCGCCGCTGGCCAGTGCTTCACGCAAGGCCTGCAGGTGTTCAGGGGTGTAGGTCATGTCAGGTCATCCATCGGCTGCGCACCACTCGGCGCGCAGGCGCTGATGTGTTGCCAGAAGTGCTGAGGCCACCGTCAAACCTCTGTTCTCGGGTGGCCTCGGGGGTGTCAGTAGTAATGGCGTCGGTCGGTGGGCCGACGCCGAGTTGTTTTTCCAATTCGAGCCAGTGACGGTCTTCGAGCCGGTCCAGGCCAGCCGCTGCCGCAGCGGCTCGGGCGTAGACGTAGCAGTCCAGCGCCTCGTTGCGTTCACGCATCTTTTGCCACTCGCGATGGGCAAAGCCATTGCGGTCGCGCCGTGTGATCAGCTGCTCGGCACAGAGTTGCTGCAGGTACTCGGCATCGACCTTGGGCAGGTGCACGTAGCCGGCGGGGTAGATGGTCGTCACGCCGTCCTCGGCCACCTCCGCGCTCTTGCGCAGGTTGTTGTAGAACTCCAGCTTGGCAATGCCGCCGGCCACCGGGAACACCTTGATGCCCCGGCGCAGCTTTTTGCCGATCGCTGTGGCATCCACCGCAGTAGGCGTGCCGATTAACGCCGCACCACCGGCAATGCCCTTGATGGGCATGAGTCGGGCATCGCGCACGCTGCGCACGAAGGCATAGGCTTCCTGCGTGGCGTAACCGGTATCCAGGGCGATACGTGCCAGGCTGAGTTGGCAGCCACTGCTGTGGGTCCATGTCTCACCCATCAGCTTGGCCAGGGCCGACCAGACTTCGGTACGGGCCGTGTCCCCCATCAGCACCCGGTGCTCGACCAACCACGATGCCTTGCCCCGCCCGAAGGCCCAGACCGAAACTTCGATGCGGTCCTTTTGCACGTCGGCGCCAGCGGTGAGCAGCAAGCCGCCCGCGGGTACGGTGCCGACGCGGTAATCCTCACGCCGTTCCAGCAGGCGCTGCCAATCCGGCGCTTCGCCCTCTTCGACCCACGTCTCGCCCAGTTCGGTGTTCTTGAAGGTCTTGATCGCCGAGGCCGAACGGGTGTCAGACATCGCCGCCGACTCCCAGGCCCGGGCAATCTCGATCCAGCTGCGCCAGCCTACCGGGCTGTACAGACTCGACAGGTGAAACCCGGCCGTGCGTCCCGCGTTCTCCGGCGCGCAGGCCTGCCACTGGCCGTTTTCCAGCATCCAGGTCTTGTGATGCTCGGCGATGGGCTCGCCACAACCTTCGCAGATGTAGGCCGCCGTTTCCGGCTGACCGCGTTCCCATCTCAACTGTTCAAAGCGCAGCCACTGGCGGTGATTGCAGTGCGGGCACGGCACGAAGTAGCGGCGCTGGTCCGACGCGTCGAACTCCCGATCGACCGCGCTGGCACCGGCAATGGTCGGGGTGGAAACGATCAAGATCTTGCGCCGGGCAAAGGTGCGGGTGCGCGCTTCAGCCAGCGAGATCGCATCGCCTTCACCCTCGACATCGAGCGGATAGCCATCGACCTCATCCAGGAACAGGTACCGCACGGGCATGGAGCGCAGTCCCACCGCGCTGTTGGCGCCGGTCATGACCAGCACCCCGCCGTGGAACTCCTTGGCCAGGATGGTGTTGCCCGAGTCGCGGCTGCGTGCCGGAGCGATCCGCTCCTGGATGGCGGGGCTTTCTTCGATCAGCGCATCGATGCGCTGCTTGGAGGCCCGCTTGGCCATCTCGACCGTCGGCCACACCGCCATCATCGGACCCGGGGCGTGGTGGATCACGTAGCCGACCCAGTTCAGGCCCAGCTCCGTCCCACCGACCTGGGCACCCTTCATGAACACCACCCGCTCGATTGGTGACATCGGGGACAAGCAATCCATGATCTCGCGCAAGTAAGGCGTGCGGGTGGTGCGCCAGCGGCCTGGTTCCGAGGCTGCCTTGCTGGAGAGCACCCGGTGCTTGTCCGCCCATTCGGACACGGTCAGCAGCGGATCGGGTGTGAGACCTTCGCGCCAGGCGCGCTCGATCGCGTCCCAGCCTTCGTAGTAGAGCTCGTCCATGGTCAATCGACTTTCGGCTGCAAGTCACCCAGGTCCTGCAGCTGCTGGCGCACGGCAGCGTCCAGCGCGACGTGCAGCACATGGGGATCGACGTTCAGGCCGGCCGCCATCTGCGCCGAGATCCGTGCCGGCCAGTTGAGCCAGGCATCGCGCTCGGCACGGGCCAGTTTGAAGACGTGGGCCACGGCCTGCGAGCGGTCGACCAGCTCACCCTTGAGACGAGCCAGACGCACCTTGTTGGTCTGCGCCTTGACCACTTCGTTGACAGTGCGCGCCTGCAGCAGTGACGTACCGCCGGTGGAGAGCGCAGGTGTCGGCGGCTCTGCTGCTTCACGCACCACTTTTGCGGGCGCATGCGGAATATCGCGGGCTGCTGCGGGCGCCTGCGGTGCTTCTCTGGACTCTGCCGCCACTGACCGCCGGGTCGGCGTGGTGTTGGCCGCCCACTGGGCATCGGCCGCCACCGGATCGATCGTGCCGTCCGGTAAGGGCGTGATGCGCCCCGTGTCGATGGCCTTCTTGACGGCCACGTGCGACACGCCTCGGTGGCGCGCGTAGGCGCGAATGGACAGTCCCATGGTTCGATCAACTCAGTGCAAGTGGGTGGCCTCCTGGATGCGGTTTTTCATGCAAAGGCGAGTGAATCACCCGGGATAAGAAAGAGCTTGGCTTCTGTGGCGCACAGCGCGTGAATGCGGATGTCGATTGACAAGCAACCCACCACCAAGGAGCCCCAAATGGCCAAGAAGACGTCCCCCACCGCACTGTCCCCCGACGAGATCGAACTGTTGTTCGAATCGATTGCCCTGGACCACCTGTTCATCGAAACCCTGCAAACCCGACACCGCGACAGCTTGGACTTCCACGATGTCAGCGTCTGGGGCGTCAAGAGCGCCTTGCAAGCCGCGTTTGACGCTGGTCTGCGGGCAGCAGGGGGCACGCCCAAGCAGCCGGTACACCGCAGCCGCAAGGCCAACGGGACACTTCCCGCCAACGGCAGCGCCGCCGCCCTGCAAGCCTGAGGCAGCCATGGCCACGACACTCAACCCCAACCAGCAGGCCATCCTGGAGCGCGCCGTGCAGGACAGCGCCGGCAAGATCGCCTGGTTCCCCGAGCACATCAAGGGCGGTGCCCGCGCCAAAGTGCTCGAAGGTCTGTTCAAACGCGCTCTGATCACGCCCGACGGCGATGACTGGGTGGTCGCTGCCGAGGGCTACGACGCCCTGGGCCTGCCCCGACCGGG